ATTTATATTCGCCTCTAGAAGGGGCGTATATTTACATAAGATTTTATTTTCGATCTGCCAAACGGCCCATCTGTTCTCTGATAGATAACTTAACTTGGGCCGACTATTTGTAAATACCCACACAGCGGGTGAATCGATCCACCACTCAGCAAAGTGGTTACGAACGTCATATAACCTACCGTTCTTAATCTGCTCGATAGCTGCGTAAATACTCCCCATCTTCGTCTGATCCATGGATCGAGGCATATCGATAATTACAGGTGAGGGATCCCTGATCTTACGGTCCGCGCACATACAGTGCACGGATTGAACGAGCTTGTCAGCATCGTGTATCGGAGGGACAATAAGTCCCTTCCCATACAAAGCGCACAAGGCGGCAAGTGATGACTTGCCAGTTGAGCCATGCTCGCAGTAAATGACATTAACACGTCGATCGTTAAAGTCCTTGGCACTATCCCATACGGTCTGCTGCCAAGGCCACATTCTTTCCAACAGCCCACGATATTGTCTCGGTACATACACTTCGACATCTGTGTCGGCCCATGGGCCTTCCACTCTAGTATCCGACTTCATGACGTAGCTGAAGCTCTTAGCGAACGTTTCGTTCGTCGTCGTGGGCTTGAAATACTGTGGCATTCTACAGGTTGTCATGGTGGCCCATATCTTCACGAGCTCCGCGGGGCGGCGCTTCTTCACCAGGGAAACCCTTCCTTGCCAGTGAAGATAACCTGAGTCGCTGCGCTCCTTTTGGAAAACCCAATGTTTTCCAATATCCTTCAGCATCCCACGGATGCTTTCAATCGGGATGGAGTTCTCGCCGTCGGCGGAAGCTCTAAAGTCGTACACCGCAATTGCATTTCGGAGATCACTTCCCATCCCTGGGATTTTTTCTCTTAGGCGCTGCGCTGGAATAACCATAAGATAAAAAATCTTATAGGGGCCCCTTTATATTCCCCTTTACAGCCTTGGCACACTTGGCACAATGGTCACCCCGCAGTCCGGTGTACCCTAAGTGTACCATACATCTTTTGATGTACACGGCTCGAGGCGGGTCAATCCCCAAAATGCACACGCGCTGATGTGCACGGCATCGCGCTTCGCGCTGCTGGCGAGCACATCTCCGGAATGCTTTCGTGAGATAACCGCCTCTCGTTCATAGTAGAACCCATAAGGGTTCCCCCTTTCATGATTACAGTTTCTCATGCATAGCACGAAGAACGTAATCAAATGATGGATGAAGCGAGGGGTCAACAGTCGTTGCTGTTGATAGCCTGCTTTGCGCGCGAATCATGAGATACATGCGCTTATTAGGTGACACCACAGTTGAATCATTAAACGATTCAGTCAGCTGTGCTGTACCCTCGAGACTTGCAGCGGTAATCTGATACGTAGATGCGTTCCAATCATACCGTTGCACTCGATCCAGATTCAACTTGAGGTCGAACTGATGCATATGCCCTGCGTACTGAGTCGCAGAGGGCTCATTCGTAAGCGACGGTTGCGTCGTCCATGAGCGATGAAGATGAGTCTTCATTTTGCCGCCAATATTGTATTTCGGATTGCCAGTAAGCAACGGCGAAAACAGATACGGACGGACAAGAGCCTGCCAGAACACATTATGTTCTGCGGCGTAATTCGCATCCATAGCCACAGTTGCGGCTCCGAGTGTGATGGTCGTATCGACCGGACACATGAACTCAGGATGCAAATAATCACGGTTCAACGAAATCAAGTCCACATCAAAACGAGTTGTTGCAGCTGTGCGACCATAAGTCAGCATCTTGATTTGTGCCCATTTCAGCACGTCACCGGCGCCGGTAGGTCCATTACCGACAGTAGAATCTGCGGATTCAAGGACCCATGCATTTCCGGCGTTAGCCCACGCAATAGTACCATCTAGGCGTGAGGCAGAAGCCAACCACAGGGGCTTCGCATACTTATACGGCGGAGCGCCAGTATAATTAAACCATGACGTGACATCAATCAGTGCCATAGGCAATGATGTGTACTGCGAGGTGTCATTAGCATTCCAATTGGCAAGACCAATCTGTCCCGGTAGGGAACTCGCCGTCGCAGGGTTGTCGAATTGATTAACTTGCGTGACGCGGCAACTTGTCCGCTCAATATTTGCACGCACTACAAGAGGTAGACGTTCCTTCGATGCCCGTCCATAGGACGCCGAAGTCTTAGTAAACTCACCTCCACAACCTGTATCAGTAGAAGACACGTTACTACGAGTACTAACACTCGCACCGGTCCGACGTTTCTTCTTTGCACGACGATTCGCTGGCGCTCGCCTCTTACGTGACGGTGGTGCAGCAGTTGCTGCTCCCGTCCGGGATCGTTTCGTTCCCGGCATTTATATTCGCCTCTAGAAGGGGCGTATATTTACATAAGATTTTATTTTCGATCTGCCAAACGGCCCATCTGTTCTCTGATAGATAACTTAACTTGGGCCGACTATTTGTAAATACCCAC